CCGTGCAAATTCTTGTTGTTGCCGCGAAGGCTCATGGTTGGTGGACGCTTTGCGATGCGATTTATCCTTTCGTCGGCGGCGCGCACACTCCTCACAGTAAAAATCTTCGGGCTAATACGTTTAACATCACGGATTCGGGGGTTTGGATTTCCGGCATTACACATAACGCGAACGGGATTACTGGTGACGGGACTACCGGATTCGGTGATACGACCTTTACGCCGAGCACGGCGGCGGGGGTGTATCTCCAAGACTCGGCGCATATCTCATTATATCTTGGCTCTACTCCGGTGCCTGCGGCCTCGCGGTTAATGATGACCTTTGGCTCTAATGGCGTGGGCATCGGAATTTTTTCGACCGGGACATCTCTCGACTCGAATCGTGTGAATAATAGCATGAATGTCGCCACCGGTATATTTACCGGCGACCAGCGCGGTCCTTTTTTCGTCACTCGAACTGCGGCTACTGCCACCACTACGCGTAGCCGGGTTACTATATCGGTGGCGGATACGAGCGCATCGACTGGAGTTCCGAACTCATCGATATATTTACTGGCCCGAAACGATAGCGGGGTTGACCAATGGTCAACGGCGAATCTTCGGTTCGCCACAATCGGTGCGGGGTTGTCCGCGCAGAATATGACAGATATGATAGCTGACCTCGACGCGTATCAGACAACATTGTCGCGTAAGGTTCCGTAATGCAGTGCCAAATTCAAAATTTAATTTTCATCTCCGGCTCCGAGTCGGTTGCAATCACGGCTGCATCCGGCGGGGGCGGCGCAGGACCGGAAATCAACGATAGGGTAACCGAGGCCGGTGAACCGAGATTGGACGAGTCTTCGGAACAGAGGATAATTGAATGAGCAAAAAAATCACACAACTCCCTCCCTCGGGTGCGTTAGCAGCTACAAGCCTTTTCGAAACTGCGCGCGACCCAAGCGGGGCTCCGGTCTCGGAAAAAGCAAGCCTGACCCAGTTGCTTACTTTCATCGGTGCGCAGAACCCACTTAACCTTGCCGGAATTTCGATTACGACCGCGTTCGCGTTTAACTCGGACGGGTCATCGAGTTTTTCGTCAGGAGCACTGACCGTCGACACAGGAGGAAATGTAAATCTCGGACTGGGTAATATATTGTTAAACGTTAACGGTTCCGCACAGTTTTCGAATGGCGCGGCGACGATAAATTTCGATGGTTCCGCAGCGTTTACGGGCCAAGTGTTATCGACGAGTTTTACTGGTATCGGCACCGCGCTGACGGCGCTGACGGCGACGAATATCTCCGGCGTAATTCCCGCGGCGAATTTGCCGATACTCCGTGCCTACCAGGCGGCGAACGCGACGAATGCGACGACGACATTTGCGAATACGAGTCTCTCCGTGAACGTTATCGCTGGGCATAAGTATTCTTTCGTCGCGGAACTATTTCTCAGTGATAGCACGGCGGCGGACGGCGCGAAGATAGATTTCAACGGAGGCACCGCAGCAGCGACGGATTTCCGCGCCCAGGTCACGGCATTCGATACGGCGCTAAATCTAAGCACGCAAGTTACTACTTTGGCGGGGACCGCATCGGCATCGACGTTTACCGGCGCGGGGGCTTTCGAGATTCACGGGTCTTTCGAGCCGACCGGCTCCGGCACGTTTATCCTTCGATTCGCGCAGAATGCTCATACGGTCGGCACGCTCACGCTGGCGCGGGGCTCGCACATTACGCTCGTCGATACATCGGTCTAACCGCGGTTTTCTTTTGCGGCGCGCAGAATCGCATGAGACCGCCAGCAATTGCATTCCATGCCTGCGGGTCGAAATTTCGGGTGATGTTCCGCGAGCGCGGCAGCAATTCGTCGCGGGTGGCCCGCGGGGTAAAAATTAGGCCGGGGACGGGCCGGGCAATCATCGGAGTGTTTTCCGTGTCTCAAGGCTTCATTCAGAATATCTTGTAATTTCATGGGCGCAATCTTGCCATGCTTTTCCACCATCACCAACCTTAATATAAGGGTTTTCTTCAGACCCTTTTTCTGATAGCGTCGCCGCCATGAAAAGATTTGAACTGAAGGTCACTTGGATTCCGAAGGGGTTGGAGCGACAGGGAGATTTCGCGCACATGGTTCGGACACTTTTCACCCATGGGCCGATTGACCCTATCGGCGCAGTCTCCGTTATCGAGTCGCACAATTACGCCGCGTTGCTGGAGACGTGGGGCATTTCAATCCGGCACGAGACGATGGAGATTGCCCGGCTAGAATGGTTCGCGGACAACCGCGCTCAGGTTACTCATTTCGCGGATTATGCTCGACCGTTTGCAACAGCGGGGTGACTGTTATTTCGTATGGCAAACATATCAGCGGCTAATCTTGCAGAACTGCAATCCATCCACGACGCGATGTTCAAAGAGAGTGCCGTTGAACTGCCCATTGACGCCACCATCGTCGAACGCCTGGCCCGGGTCTCCGCTGCCGTCGGTTTCCTCAACGCTGGCATCTTTAAAGAACGGGTGCAGCAACGCCCGATTAGCATCCTCGTCGATTTCCTAAAGTTCCTCGGGACTTAACCCTTCGAGTGGATAAGCCTGACTTATCCCTCGCATTAGGTATCCTGAAATCGTAATTTGCAGGTTGACAACCTGCCCGGGGTCGGGTAGTGTCTTGCGCATGAACGGATTCTCAAATCTTCCTTCGTTGAGCACAGTGCGCGCCGTCGTGTCGAATCAATATGGTCGGGCATTGGCGGACCATGTTGGGTATTCGGATGCCGAGGCGAGGTCGAACGCCTTGGATAAGGCGCGCGCATATCTTAAGTCACCGGCGGTCAATCCGAATTGGAGATGGCGTATACCCCGGGTCACGGTATCCCCGTGGGAGGCCGAGGTATGAATCCGAAGACACCCGAGACCCGGATGAACCCAAAAGACAAAGCGCGTTTAAACGCAGAGTATCGGGCATACGCCACCCAGGTCGCGGCGTTCGTTGCGCGTTTGCTGGGGGTGAAGGCACCCCGGGTCACGAAGATTACACGAAATTCGGGAACGGCTTTTTCGAGTCGTTCCGAGATTTATCTTCCGCGGTGGATTTTTACCGAGGCGCATCCGATTTATCGGCTTTATTATATCATTCACGAGACGGCGCACATGGCTCGCGGTGCCGCGGGATGGCATGGAAAAGAGATGCGGATTGCCGAGAATTCCGTGATGGAAATGTTTGGGTATCGGCTGATGTATGCGGACAGCAACGCGGCGCGCCGCCCGTATCCGATAGGCATAGTCGATTTGAAAACCGGATGGCAGATGACCGGCAAAGTGGGCGAACCGATATGATGACTATATTTGAACTACTGGTGTGCGGGTTGATTAAGTTCCTGATGGTGCTTGGCCCGGCGGCGATTGCGGTAGGTTTGTTCGCGTGGCTGTTCAGCGAGGATTGAGCATGCGAATCTTTTCATACCTTCGAGTGTCCGGACTTGGCCAGGTCGACAAAGACGGACCGACACGGCAACGCGCCGCCATCGAGGCGTTTTGCGGCAAGCATTCCTTGGACTCGTCCTTCGAGTTTTTCGAGGAGGGTGTATCCGGCACGGTCGATGGAATGGACCGCCCCAAGTTTGCGGAGATGGTCGCAAAGATTGATTTGTTGCGCGCCGAGCCTATACTCGCTGTCGAGGCCATAGTCGTTGAGAGTATGGACCGCCTGGCGCGCGACTTGATGGTCTCGGAATTTTTGTTGAAGGAATGCCGGGAGCGGGGGATAAAGGTTTTCATCGCAAACTCGGGAGACCTCGTCGATGTCGCCAATGATGGTGGCGACCCGACGCGCGCGATGTTGCGACAGATACTTGGTGCTATATCACAATGGGATAAATCGGTGACTGTTAGGAAGCTACGGTCCGCGCGACTCCGGGCGCGCTCTGACGGTAACCGGTGCGAAGGGGCGAAGCCGTATGGATATAACGAGGCGGAGGCAATCGTAAAATCGCGCATGCAAAGTTTTAAAAATAAAGGTTTCAGCTATGCGAATATTGCGATAGAGTTGAACGCAGAACGATTTCGGACGCGGTTTCACAAGCAGTGGTCAGAACAAACGGTTCGCTCGGTGCTGAAGGCACGTCGAATCAAACGAAAGGGATAAAATTATGAGAGGCGGAGCATTTCAGTTTACGGTGCCGGGCACTTCTAGCCGGACGGAAATCATTGAGCGTAATCACGCGAAATTATCCGAGGAAGCGGAACAGCGGCTCGCTAAGCGGTTCAACGCCGGGAAGGCCGAAAACGGCACGCCGTTTGTTGACCAAGACGAGGCTGAGTTTCGGTGCGCCTGCGCTCCGAAGCGTTGATTTTTAGTATCGGGTGGTGGTGTAGGAACGCACGCCGGGTCTGAATTCCCCGGAGGATTTAGGTGAAACTCCTGGCCATCCGACCATATTTTTGGCGGGGTGGAGCAGCCTGGTAGCTCGTGACGCTCATAACGTCAAGGTCGCTGGTTCGAATCCAGCCCCCGCTCCCAATTTCTGTTGCAGGTGACCGTCGGCGGGGTGACTGTTATGTCGTGAAAGTGTTCACGACATACTCCCCCACCGACGCTTCTATTTTTCGACTCTGGGAGCGAAGCTGGTCGGCCCGAGGCTGGGCTCCGGCGATTATCTCGCCTAAAGAAATCCAATCCGCGGGCTCGGTTCGCCTTGCGGCGCGGCACCGCGGCACTCCTCTCATCTACGACACCCGGGTAATCAACTTCGGATTTCGACGACCGAGGGATACCCCCGCGCGCATCTCTCCTATTCGATTCGGTCGCCCGGGCTGGAAGTCGGCACCGCTCGTTCGTTTTCCCGATAGCGCAACGGAGTCGGATATTCTCGGCTGCGGGCGCGCGATATGACCCCCCAACAGGTTGCCGCCGATGTCGCGAAACTCGTCCACGCGCAAACGCCGTGGGAGGCCGCGAACCTTGTTGCGGATTTCTCTCGAATCTCGCTAAAATTTCATTACGATACCAAGCCGGAAAAATATTTACCCATCCTTCAGAACTTCGTTCACGTTCTGATGGATTCCGGCGATATGGCTGGTGCCGCCTCAATTCTCTGGACGCCGAACCAGTTCACACCGGAGCCGGAGTCCGTAAAACAGGTGTGGAAACTTTTCGACGAATCGTCCCAGGGGCTCATCATGGGGGCGGCGTCGATGGGAAAATCTTTTTCATTCGGTGTGCGGTTGTTTCTGGAGTGGATGCGCGACCCAGTTTGGACGAGTGTGCGATGCGTCGGGCCGAGCGAAGACCACCTTGAACAAAATCTTTTTTCTCACCTAGTGGGTTTACACGGGAATTCAACCCTGCCTATGCCTGGTTCCGTCGGGGATTTATTCATCGGCACGAATCGACGCAATCAACTCGGCTCGATTCGTGGCGTAGTCATCCCAAAAAGTAATACAAAGAAAGCGGGCAGGTTACAGGGCGGGCACCGAAAACCGAGGACGGCACCGCACCCGACGTTTGGCCCGCTATCCCGAATGTTTATTTTCATCGACGAGGTCGAAAATGTGCCGCAGGGGATTTGGCACGATGTCGATAACGTGCTCTCGGAGATTTCCGGCGACGGCGGTTTTAAAATTTTCGGCGCGTATAACCCATCCGATTTGTCGCTCGAAGTCGCCAAGCGCGCAGAGCCTCCTTATGGATGGCAGTCACTCGATGAGGATAGTCATCATAGGTGGGTGTCGATACGTGGCTGGGACGTGCTTCGGCTCGACGCGGAAAAATGCGAGAATGTGGTCCAGGGCAAGGTAATTTATCCAGGGCTTCAATCACGAACCGGGCTCGAAGCGATTGCGAAGTCCTCCGGGGGGCGGCAGTCGGCGCATTATCTTACGATGGGGCGGGGAAGTTACCCAAAGCAGGGGACGGAATTAACGGTGATTCCACCGGGGATGTTGGCATCCTGGCGCGGCGAGTTTATCTGGCTTGAGAATCCGCAGCCGGTCGGCGGTTCCGACCTCGCGCTAGAGGGTGGCGACCCGTGCATTTATACTCTCGGGATGTGGGGACTTGCATCGGGGGTTCGATTGCCTGCGTCACTTGAGTTTCCGGAGGGCAAGGTTATCATGTTCAAGAACCCGAGGGGCGGAGTTATGCCGCGCTGGGGGCTGCAAGCGAACCAACAGTTCGAGTTTCCGAAGGGCGACACCGCGGCGATGACGGCGAAGCATATCGACTTTAACAAAAAGGCTGGGGTTCGCCCGGAGTATTTTTCATGTGACAGAACCGGTCATGGCGCTGGTGTCGCCGACATGATAAAACACGATTGGTCGCCGTCGATACACGATGTGAATTATTCGGAGGGCGCGTCGAAGGAAAAACTAATGGCGGAAGATTCGAAGACGTGCGCGGAGCAATTCGAGCGCATGTTTACGGAACTCTGGATGGGTGTCAGAATGTGGGGAGAGTTTACCTATCTCATGCTCAGCCCAAAATTGGATATGGCGAAACTCGGCCCGCAGCTAACCCAGCGCCGGATGCGAAGCAGTGGAGAAAAAACGCGCGTCGAGAGTAAAAAAGATTACGAAACTCGGACGCAGCAGGGCTCTCCGAACGAGGCCGACTCGCTTACGTTGTTCGTTCATGCGGCGCGCAAGGGTTCTGGTGTCACGCTGAGCATGAAAGGCGAGGCGGTCGTGCCGTCAAGTTCTTGGGAGGACGATTGGCCGCATGAAGGAATCGAGAACGGGGTTAAGGTCGACAGTTCGAACCGCTCCGATTATCTCGACGAGCGCATGGACACGAAAACTTTGGAAGAATTTTCTATCTTGTGATGCAAATCAACCCAAATTTATTTCCCGCCGGAGGATTTTGGTTCCAGGACGCGGATGGTGCAAAGATTTTCGCCGATACATGGGCGGGAGTCGTTGCCCGGGTTATCGCATATCGCGCGCGCGCGAACTATCCTCCTGGAAATCCGGAGGCGGAAGTCACGGCTCAGGCGTGCAAGCGAAACCCCGGGCTCTGTCAAGAGACGGACGCGACGTATCAGGCGCAACTTGCAAAATCTTCGTTGAAAACCCGGGTGCTGATGTGGCTTTCGCTCTTGGTTCAATCGAAATCATCGACGCCGATTGAATTCGTTCCGGAATCCGAGGCGCGTGAGCGAGCGCGATCATGCGCGGGGTGCCCTTTCAATCTCGGGCTCTCTGAAGGATGCTCATCCTGCCGTATGGCGCTCGAAGAGGCTCGCCGCGCGATTATCGGCGGACGTGCCTGGGACGCGCGGCTCAGTCAATGCGCTCTTTTAGGTGAAGATTTGAATACTTCCGTCTGGATGGAGCGACAACGGCTCGCCGACGACAGACTTCCGGGCCATTGTTGGATGAAAAGAACCGTGTAATGCTATTTTTTCATTTTTTCATGGCATGGTGGTCGATGCGATGGGCTCGATTTCGCGGGCTGCGCATTCTGACCACGCCGTTCGAGCAAGAACAGCGTTTTTCCATCTGCGGACCGTGCCAGCACAACTCCGGCGGCGTGTGTGACGTGTGCAAGTGCCTGATTCAGGCTAAAATCATGCTGACGACGGAAGAATGCCCGAAGAAATTGTGGCGACGGGTCCGCATTCCACAGGTGACTGTTAAACAGTGGTAATATACTCGAAATGAGCGATTCTATAGCATCCCCCGGCCCGTTTGGTGGCGGCACGCAGTCATCCCCGTATAGTGGCGACCATTCCGGGGCATTGATTCAATCCCCGAAGATTGGAAAATCGGGAAAACCGGCGCAGCGGTCTATTCGCGACATTGGCATGGCCAGGGACGTAGTAAAAACGGTCATGCAGGCCGGGCGAAATCGCGCTATCGTAAATTCTCGAATCTTGGCGAAGTATAATGCCGAGCGACCTTACGATGCGTATAAACTGGAGGCGGAAGGGCTCGGATGGCGCTCGAATTTCACTACGAAGCCGTTGCCCGCGATGATAGAAAAAGTAGCACCCCGTTTTACCGAGGCAGTCAACGGATTGCGGTATCTCACGAACTCCAGTCTCGCAAGCAAGTGGGCGAACAGCGTGGAAAAGACGGAAAAATTTCGCAAGGTGATTACGGAGACGATTCGCGCGCGCAAAGGATGGCGAACGCTGCTCGAAGACATTTCTTTCGACAACGCTATTTTCGGTCACACGATTGTGTCGTGGCTTGACGAGTATAGCTGGTTTCCGCGGCATTTCAAGCAGGAAGAAAGTTTTGTTGCCGATGGAACGAAATCCGACCCGCGTTGGGCGCAGGTTGTGGTGTTGAAAGAAGTGCTTATGCCGCATGAGTTATTCGCGAGCATCGAAGACCCGGAAGCGGCGAAGACATCGGGATTTAATTTGGAAAACTGCCGGGAAGCGATTAACAGAGCGAGCCCGCAACAGATTCGTGACCGGCTTAATGTAGGGGGCACACTTGAAACTTGGTATCAAAACGCTATCCGAGAACTTACAATCGGGGCAAGTTACATGGCTGGGGCTAGTGTGGTTGTGGTATACACTTTGTTGGCCCGAGAAGTCACTGGCAAAGTTTCTCATTATCGTGTGGCCGGTCCCGAGATGCTCGAAATTTTTTCTCGTGATGATAGATTTGAGTCGATGGAAGATTGCGTTTCGTTTTTTAGCTTTCAGAAGGGCAACGGAACGCTTCACGGCAGCAAGGGTGTTGGCCGAGACATTTATGAAATGGCCGGGATGGTTGACCGGACCCGTAATGAAGTCGTCGACCGGTTAA